CATCTGATCAGCAGGCATTGCAAACATTCGAGTTTCTAGGAGACGCGGATAGCGATGACTACAAGTTGTTCATGCAAGTAAAGTCCAACAAACTTTATAAGCCCTTGGTTGACCACTTACCAAACTCAAACTTCGCCCTGGCACTCATGGTGGAAGGATTGAATGCGGTAAAGGCACGCCAGGAACAGAAGTCGAAACCCGCCCCCAAGCCAAAAGCACCCGTGGCATCCACGGAAGCAGGAGCGGCTAGGGCAAAGACTCCACAAGCGGCAAAGCTGAAGGCTGTGGAGGCGGCGTATAAAAAGTACGAAGAATCCGGATCAACGGCGGACTATCAATCTTATCTAAAACTTAAAAGGAATTAATAAAAAATGGCATCTACAAAAACATATTCAGTAGCCGGAAATCGTGAGGATTTATCGGACATCGTCACCCTGCTTGAACCTGAGTCAACCCCATTGGTATCAATGGCTAAAAAAGCAAACGCAACAGGCACATTCTTTGAATGGCAATGTGATGATTTATCAGAAGTTTCGTTTTCAGGAGTACTCGAAGGCGAAGACGCATCGTCTTTTGATGACAAAGCCGCTAACCGCGCAAAGCTTGGTAACTATGTACAAAAGCTTCGCAGAACTTTCGCAGTTTCCGATCTTCAGGAAATCGTTGATACAGCCGGTGTCGCAAGTAGTTACGCGAACGCCGAAAGCAAGGCGGTACGGGAATTAAAAAGAGATCTTGAATCTGCTGTTTGTTCCGCACAAGACCGTGACGCTGATGATGGAACCAATCCATACAAAACTCGCGGTATGCTCAAATGGTTAGGAGTTGGTGGTCAGCCTGCTGATGTACCTGCCGGATTTCAAAATGTCGCCAACGACACAACCGGAACTCAGACAGAGACTACTTTTAATAATGTACTCCAAGAGCTTTACGAAGCTAACGGAATGCCTGGCGGACAACTCACCTTGATTGCAGGTCCTGGACTTAAACGCGAAATCTCAAACTTCGCTCGTCAGGAAGGTACTACAACTGCATTGAACTACCAAGTTACTCAGCCTGCTGAAAGTAAGAAGATTAGTCTTACAGTTTCAGTATACGAGGGAGATTACGGGGTTGTAAATATCGTGCCATCCGTGTTCGTTAACAGAACATCCGGATCAGCTACTATCGATGCAGACGCAGGACTCCTTATCGATCCTGAGTATGTAGGTATCCACATGCTTAAAGCTGAGTCTACTTCTGAGCTTGAGAATCGTGGCGGAGGTCGCAGAGGTTTTGCGGATCTCGTAGCGGGCCTTGCTTGTTACAGCCCAAAAGCACACGGTTACTTCAACTAATCGGGTTTTTAACGGAGGGGGGTTCGCGATGCGGACCTCCCTCTAACCTATACTAAAAATGGCGGAAATATTCTTACCAAGTTGGAAAAGCGGAAACGGATCGCAGTTCATGAAGAACCTCGACCGTTATTTGCGTTACGAGGTGGACCTGGAAAAATCACAGTTAGCTATGCGTGAGGCACAATGCCGTAAGGAGAACCGCGAGATGGGTTCCGCCAAAGCAGATGGACTTGGACAATTAAAAGCATCCATCCCTGCCCGCGATTATTTTCGTTGGCATCAATTTAAGCCAGGATGTTGGGGCGATAAGAGCTTCATTAAAGAGTATCTTCGCGACAATCCATCCTTCAAGGCAGAGAGTTTAACTAAGAAGTCCTTCAGCGGGCCTAGTTTCAAAACGGCATGAGACAAGTAGCGGTCAGTACAATGCTCACCAACCTCAAGCACCTGGTGGGCGTGGACTCGTTACTTACGACTGAAGAGAACTCAGCGATCCGTAGTTTCAATCGCTTTGGACGATTGGCATGGGAACGCACCAAGTGGCCCGATACTATCCGCTTGGAACAGAAGACACCTGACAATCAGGTACGCAATGTATCCGTAGGCACAGGAGGCACAGGCTACACATCCGCCCCAACCGTTAGCTTTAGCGGAGGAGGAGGAAGCGGAGCCACCGCCACCGCGACAATCGATTCCAATGGATCGGTAAACGGAGTGGCGGTCACCGCAGGAGGGACAGGTTACACATCTGCCCCCACGGTATCCTTTTCAGGAGGAGGGGGAAGCGGAGCCGAAGCAGTATCCACGATTATGAATGTAATCGATTTTGGTACGGAAATTGGTGAAGTCCTCCGCATATCCAATAACGATCCCTATGACACCGGGTTTGCGGATGAGGTGGCATTCCGTGTGGAATATGCAAGTAGTGGCTATGGTAAAGTAGTACTTACAAATCGCAGTAGCACGAAGCCTGTGTTCCTGCAATTCCGCGCACCATACACAGACTACACATCTAGCAGTACAGACTTCCCATATATCTTTAGCGAGTATGCGGTATACGGGGCATTCGGGGACTTCTTAAATGCGGACTCGCAGACGGATAAAGCGGGAGTCGCCTTTCAGCAGGCAGAATCACTTTTAACTATGGAGCATGACAAGTTGGAGCGCCAACAGGGTCAGCAGAACTTTATACAATTCGTAACTTACGGAACAACCTACCAAACCAATATTTAATCATGGCTAACGAATACAGAGGATTAGGACTTAACGGCGGGGAGTATATTAACGATACTGCCGCACATACAGGAGACTTTTTTTGCATAGTGGCAACTGAGGATACCGTTATTAATAGCATTACGAGTAATGTGGATAACCTTAGCGACATCACCGCTTCCCAGGACAATACAACATTATCCGCAAACACAGCAATCTACGGACGCATAACCGGGATCACTCTTAGTAGTGGTGCGGTCATCGCCTACAATGTGTAATGTTTGCGATTGATCTATCATTAAGTGCAGGCAGACCCTCGACTGCGAGTGGAGTGCCATCATCATTGGGACCTGATGGCGTTATTCAAACTGAAGCACAGGATTTTTTACAGGTAGAGGCAGGACAGTTTTTAGCATTCGACTAGGAGAAAAAACAAAATGGCAAATAAGAAGATATCATCTTTAAACTCACTCGGCGGAACACCCGATGTGGCGGATATTATCCCAATCACCGATGTGTCGGACACTACGGGATCGGTGAATGGTACTACGAAAAAAGTAACAGTAGCAAACCTCGTAGCCGCCGCCCCCCAGGGCGACCTTGTCGCAAGCAATAACTTGAACGATGTCGCAAGTGCCTCAACAGCTAGGACAAACCTTGGACTCGGCACAGCGGCTACTTCCGCAAGCACAGACTTTAGTTCAGCTTTCTTTAGTATCGTATCAGAAAGCACTACCGCTCGTACACTTTCAGACAGCGACAATGGTAAGGTTATAGTTTGTTCAAACTCCGCTACCGTAACCGTGACCATACCCACAGGCTTAACCGCAGGGTTTAATTGTACGATAGTTCAAAGCGGCACAGGTACAGTTCAGATAGAAGGAGGAGCAACTATTTACGGAGTGAGCAGTAAAACTTCAACAGCGGGTCAATATGCTGCTTTAAATGTTATACCGATTGGAACGGACACTTATGTTCTTGAAGGCGATGGTCAAGCCCCTCCTTTTGCAAATACATACAGCGTAGACTTTGACGGTACTAATGACTACATAGACGCAGGGTCAAGTCCATCTTCATTAACTGTCGAAGGAATATCGGTTTGGTTTAGACCTGATCTTGCTTACGGTTCAGGGGTGAAAAGCTACTTATTAGGTTTCGGGGGTCTTGATATAGGAATCGCTTTAGGTGGTGATTGGTTTGGTGTTGTCGCTGATGAAGTAATAAGTGTTGTTAATGTTAATCATGTATGGAGTTATGCAGGTAGTGGTGTGACTATCTCAGCTAATACTTGGCATCATTTGGGAATCCGTTGGGAATCCTCTAGTAGTGCTACAAACTCAAGTAATGCTGGTTATGATATTTACCTAGACGGCACAAAGGTGGGTAATAGTTTTGGTACTTACAGTTCAGGAACGGGTTCTAAGGCAACCACACAACGCTTAACAGCGGGTGCGAGAAACAGGAGTGGAGCTATAGCTAACAATTTTAACGGTAAGATAGATGAGTTAGGTATCTTTACTTCTGCGGTATCTGAGGCTGATCTATTAGCTATGTACAATAGTGGTAGTGGTCCTATCGACTTAACTTCCTACTCTCCCGCTTTATGGTGGAGAATGGGCGACAACGACGGTGGTACAGGCACGACTATAACTGATCAGGGAAGCGGAGGTAATAACGGTACTCTCACTAATGGTCCTACTTTTTCAACAACAGTACCATAATAACTATGAGAAATTATGTAATCATTGATGCATCGGAAGTAAGTTCCGTAGATTTTGACCAAGTGCTTGAGACAAGTGCTGATACGCTTAGATATAATGTCTCAGGAACACAGACTTTTGTTAAGTACGAAGGAGACAAACCTAGCTTCCTAGACGGTAAGACTGCCAACACACACTCCGAGATGCTTTCGATACTTACGGGTGAGGAGTGGACTGATCCTAACGCCGGACCTTAATGGCAACTGAAGTCGGAGATAATGTACAGGTCAAAGCAAACCTTGCATTTATGGCGAAAGTTATCGCCATTGTTGGCACCTGTGTTTGGGGCTACTCCGTCATTTGGAACAAAATTAACGAACTTGACAATGGTTTGGGGAGAGTCCAACACGAAGGCACTCTGCTTGGGGATTTATCTGCTAGGATGATGCACTTGGAAAAATTCGCAGAGCAGGCAAAAGCGGATCTTGAACATTTAGTTAATATGCAGGACGCTCCAATTACATCAGACTATCAGCAGTTTGAGAGGCTCAAGTATATAGAAAAGGAGTTGGATCGACTTCGCGACAAGGTGGAGAAGTGAGATGGGTGAAATCTTGCTTATGTTACTTACAGGGGGCGGTAGTACAGCTATGGGTGCTATCCTCAAGGGTGGGTTTGGAATGTTATTTGAGGCTCGCCGCCAAAAGCACGAACTCGAAGTGGCAAGAGAAAGTCGTGCAAATGAAAATTTTCTTAAGCTCCAAGCTCAGTTGGCTGAAGGAGGTAATAATGAGTTCAGGGATTTTTCTCGCCGTATTATTGCTTTTATGGGCATTGGCACTCTTTGCCTTTGCATCCTGCTCTGTACCCTCTTTCCGCAAGCCGAGTTTCTTTCAATCACCAACGCAAACGGAGAGGGGAGAACGGAGTTCCTCTTCGGACTCTTCTCATGGCCTGCAAGCCAAGACCCCATCACGCTCAGTAGCGGACACCTTTCGTACATGGGCCAAACGGCCCTTATGGGAATCCTCGGCTTTTATTTCGGGCCATCACCTAATAGGCGATGATTGATCGAGCCGCAGTTACCGGAGTGAGTGGCACATTAGCTACTTTTGGGTTATCGACATTAGATTCTTTATTCGGGTGTATCGCAGGAGCGATCACAATTGTATACATGTCAATTAAGGTTTGGCAGGAATTAAGGAAGCGTAAGTAATGGCTAGGTACAAACCAATGGGCAGAATGGACGACCCTATCCTCACCGATGGAGATCGTGGATTCCGTGGTATTGATAGTTACCTGGAGCCTACCACACTACAGGGGGGTACCGTTGAGGCATCGGAGAATATGCGTTTAGACGGGGATATCGCATCTGTCCGCAAAGGCATAGAATTTAAAGCAGGCGGGGTATCCCTTACTTATTCCGCAGGCACAGAGGAAGTATTTGCATCCACCTTATTTTCCGATCCTGTCACAGGGACAGAATTTATCGCCTGTGCCACAAAGAATAAAGTCATCCTATGGAATGATCAGAATAACAGCGGTATAGATATCGCGTACCCTGGCGGACAGACGGTAGCAAGTGGAGACAATGCGAGCTTCGTTCAGGCAATGGAGAAGCTCATCCTTTTTCGCGGAACCGGTAAAGATCCACTAGAATGGGATGGCGATTATACCACCCCCACAGCATTTACGCTCAAGAATAATGCAACCCCCACAGCAGGCAGAGTGGAATGTCCTAGCACAAACTTTGGCACCTTCTTTGCAAACCGCTTGATCGTACCACAGCCGAGCGATTCGCAGTACACCGTGATCATGTCCGACCTTTTGGACACGGATAATTTCTACCCCGCAGAGTCGCAGTTCAGGATCAATCGTGGAACCGCAGATCGCTTGGTAGGATTTACTCCATACCTGGAGAATCAGTTACTCGTATTTTTTCGCAACTCGATCCACATGATTAACAATGTGGCAATATCATCTGCGGCAGGAGTCTTTGAGATTACCCGCCAACGGGGATGCGTGGCCCGTAAGAGCATAGCCGCGAGTGGTCCGCAGATATACTTCCTATCCGATGATGGTGTATTTACCCTGCAACAAGGCTTAGACCCCGCCAAAGGACTAGGAGTTGCAATCTCGAAGGTAAGCGGAGAAGCAATCCCGCTATCCCGCCCGATACAGGATCAGTTCAAAGAAGTAAACTTCGCCTCTGCGGACAAAGCGTGTGGTATTGTATTTGATAATAAGTATTACCTCGCAGTCCCCACAGGTTCATCCACCGATAATAATAAAATCTTAGTATATGATATCCTTAATACAGCATGGACTTCAGTAGATTCCTTTCCCGCAGGATTTGTAATAGATGATTTCGTCACCGTATTACATGGTAGCGATCCCACCAAGCGCAGACTCTTCGCAGTCAACGACAAGGGATGGCATTTAATCGAGGAAGGCACCACCGATATCACGGGAACAGTAGGGAGCGCAAGCACCACCTCCACCGCGATAAGTGCCAGGCTGAAGACCCGCTCCTTCACATTCGGAAATATCGATGTAAAGAGTTGGAAGAGGGGGCAGTTGGGATGCGAAGTGAGCAACGGGGATCAGTTCACGATCAAGGTCAATACAATAGACCCGGATCGGACGAACACGGTACACACCGAGAATGCGACAACGAGCGAGGAGAAACTGATACGCTTTGGCAGTGGCAGAGCGAGAGGTTACGCCGCGAGCGTAGAAGTAGATGTAACAGCCGGGCGGCCTAGCTTTCGCCATGTATCGCTAGAAGCGATAGCGGGCGGAGCGAATGCGAGGAGGGAGATTGCATAGTGGCTATCACCGCCACAGTTACCCGTGGTTTTACCTTCGCCACAGGCGTGGAGACCGATGCCGCGTCTCTTAATCAATTGGGCGAGCCTACCGTCACCGTAGACTCCATCTCCGCCACCTCCGTTACCCTGGAGAATTTCACCGTAAGCACACTACCCGCAAATGGAACAACGGGCAGGATGATATATGTCAGCGATGGCGATGGTGGCAACCCGTGCCTTGCCGTCGATAACGGCACGAATTGGTTGCGCGTAAACCTCGGAAGTGCGGTGAGCGCCACCGATGCAGACGAATACCTAATGGCAGAATGAACATACTAGAACAAGCTAAGAGGTTTTACGATAAGACAGGCGGTAATATGTTTGCGGATATATCGGCATACTCTGCCAACGGATATGTATTCATTACCCCTACCACACTACTTCTTGGTAAGGCAGTAAGGACGGACATTGATACACATCCTGACGACCAATGGAATCCACCTGGAGCGGATGCATGGTATGTGCGAACCGCTATAGGGGAGGACAGTATAAAAGAATTTATCTCACGCATACCATACCCATTACCTTTTGTTGGATGGATGCGTGAACTGAAAAAAAGACCAATTAAATGGTACGACTTTAATCGAATTAATCGGAGGAAATAAATAATGGGCGGCGGATCACCAACTTACAACTATCCTGAACAACCAAGCTACGGCGAGGGCATGGCAGATGCTCTCAAAGCACAGGTCGAGCTACTCACGGGTACAGGAGATTTTGCTGAGATAGCTCCTGACGGATTAGAAGGACTCCTCCCGCTCGAAGAGAATATCCGTAAGAAGACAGCACAGACGGATACGGATGTTCTGCGTCAGACATTGTTGGGTACACGCCAGGAGTCAACTAGCGGTACTTACGATGATCAAGGTCGATTGGTCGTTGGATACGAGGGTGGTAAGGAAGCGACAACTACCACTAGGACAATTGAGCCTGAAGCAAGATTTAGAAATGCAACAACACAGGAAAAAGGAACAAGTGGCTTCTTTATAGGTGGTGGGGCTAGAGGAACTGATTACCATCTTAGTGTTTTAGAGTTTAAGGATAAGAGTGGAAAAGTAGTTGATAAAAAATATGTTACATCCACATTAAATATGAATGGCTTGAATCGTGAGCTTGATGCCATCCCCGGTGGACCTGAACAAATGTTTAAACAGTCATCTTCTATTAAGGGATATGCCGATGATTTAAAAGATGTCCAACTCCTAAAAAAAGATCCAACTTTAAAGTATGGGGAGGTTGTTAAAAATAAAATAGAAACTACAACTACAATCCCGCCCAAAGACGCAGTCCCTGTTTACGGTAAAGATCCAAACGGAAACATAATCGTAGATAAATCAAAAGCGGGACAGACGGAAACAATACCCGCCTCATTTTCAGGGGACGGCATGATTAATCTTCTCGGCGACAGTCGTAATGCGATTGATCCTGCAACGGGGTTACCCTCAGACCGCCAGGCAGGCTTTGATGCAGATGGTAATTTCCTTGGACTCTCCGCCCTTGCAGAGGATATACAGCGAGGTAACTTATCCCGTCAACGCGAGGCAGACCTGGCGGATGTTGAGCGCTTATCTGATCGCTATCAGGGAGTAATGGAGGATTACAGACCCGCCGCTACAAGCGGATTGGATGATGCCCGTCTTCTGCTTGAGCAACAGCGCGAAAACCTCACAGGATTACGCAAAGCCACACAAGCGGATGTGGATCAAGGGTTGGCAACAGAGGTGGATGAGATGATTCAGACAGGTAGCGGATCAGGCGGACCCGTCACAATACCCACAACCGATACCTATGGAGGCGATGTAACCGCCGCAACGATGGATGCCGCAGAAGTTGCAGATCCATTGAAGTTAACGGCAAACACACAATTCCAGGGACAACTCGCAACAGGTGCAGATAATCAGGACACTCTACGCTCTAAACTTTTAGGAGATGCAAAGACTTCACTAGACACAGGTCTTACGGATCGCGAGCAAGCACAGATCGCAAATGCCGCCCGTGCGAGACAGACTCTCATGGGTAGAACATTTGATCAAAGCGGTGCTATCGCAGAAGCGGAAGCTCGCGTCCAGGAGGATAATGCTCGCCGTATGCAAAACCGCTCATTTGCACAATCTGTACTTGGGCAGGAAGCAGGATTACAGCAGGGCGACATTACTCGCGGTATGGCACAGGAGAGTGAGCAGGCAGGATTACAGCAAAGAGCAGACCTTACACAGGCACAGATGGATCAACAGGCTAACGCATTTGGTGCGCAATCCACTCAGCAGGCACGAATGGCAAACCAAGCACAGCGTCAACAGGCTAATCAGTTTGGCGTTGGTGCCGAAATGGATGCGGAGCGTCTGAACGAAACACTCCGTCAGCAGGGATTAGCTAATTACATCAATGCGGTGGGTAACCTCGCACGGATGGAAGATCAGTATATGCTCGATCCATTCCAGGCGCTACTTGGACGGGGTGGAGGAGGTAGTCTGCAAGCCGGGCAGTCCGTATTCGGACAGGCGGGCTACGGGCTAAACTCAGGACCGCAATACCTTAACCCGGAAGCGGGATTAGGATACATCTCTAACATGGCGGCTAATCAGGCAAATATGTATGCCGCAAATGTAGCCGCAGATGCAAGCAGAAGTTCGGGTATAATGAGCGGACTAGGCGCACTAGGAGGAGGTTTATTAAGTGGAGCCGGAGCCGCCGCAAGCGGAGGTGGGACATTATTCGGAGGTTTCTGTTGGGTAGCACGCGAAGTGTATGGTCCCACAAATCCCGCATGGATGCAGTTCCGCGAGTGGATGTTCACCGAATCTCCGCAATGGTTCTTCGAGCTTTACCGCAAATATGGCGAGCGCTTCGCATCCTGGATAAGCGACAAACCTCGCCTCAAAGGAATTATCCGCAAGTGGATGGACTCTAAAATAGGAGACAAATAATCATGGCAAGACGACCATTCTTTTCAGGCAACTACGGATCCGCGCTCGGATCTACCGCTAATGCCGCCAACCTCATCGCGAGGGCAGGGCAACAGCAAGGGCAAATGTACGCAAACATGGGCGCGCAGATAGGAGGCATGATTCAGCAGTACGGGCTTAATAAGGAGAAGCAGAAGAAAGCTGATGCTCGTATTAAGTCTGCAATGAATGGCATGAGTGAATTTGTGCAGGCAGGAGTATTATCTCCTGAGCAAAAAACAATGGCGGAAGAGTTTTTAAATGATCCTAAGAAATCCTCTGTTGAGAAAGTTGCGTTCATTGAAGAGCAGGAAAAAAGATTGTTTCAATTACCCAAACTGCAGTTAGCACAAGCCCAAGCAAAAGATGCCACTAATCAAGCACTTATAGGAGAAATGACAAAAGATAATGAAATTGCTATGTCAGGTCTTAATTTTACTGCAAAAACTTTGATGAATCGTGGGTTAGAGCTCAATAATCTTATTGCTACCGCAAAGAGTGAAAACGCAAGAGATAAGCTTCGTCAGGAAAAAGAAATAAATGATTTAAATATTGCTCAACTAAGAGAGCAAACACGCGGCATTAAGGGAAAAAATGATATTTTTGATTTAACAAAAGACGAGTTGGTTAATCAGAATAAATTAAAAACACAAGTAGCTATGCAAGGAGTGCTTCTTAATTCCGCTCAATTAGAAAAATTAAATACCGAAATAGGCCTTCTTGGTGCTAATCAATCCGAAGAAAGAAGAAAACTTGAGGCACAAATAAGTAATCTAGAGGCAGACACTAAAAATAAACTAGAAGAGGCAAACCTTTTTAAAAATCAGGCAGATCAGATGGATGCACTTATAAAAGGGTCTCCGACAACTGACTCAACATTATTTAAATTGGACAGCATAGAGGAAGGTGCACAGGGAGATATTACAGGTAAATTCAAATCAAGCGTTAACGCTATTGGTGACTTTTTAAATCTAGGTACACCTTTCGACAAGTCAAGAGACGCTAAAGCGCAGGTCAAGTCTCTAAAAAATGCCTTACTGCCTGCTTTTATTGAAGGATATAGCGAAAGAGGATCAGAGTGGGCAAAGAAGACTGCTGAAGAAATTATACCTAATGAAAATATGACTGATGGTGAGTTTAGGGCTACTCTACGAGAATTACCAAACAAGCTTGCAGAAAAAATGAGGGTTGATCGTTCTGCATTAGGAAAAAAATTAGGAACAGAAGCACAACAATTAAGAATGGCTAGAAACCTAGAAGAATTTCCTGTCTTAATTCAAGACTTAGAACGGATACTAAAACAAGATGAATCAATGTCTCAGGGTAGTCTTTCAGATGAGGAATTGATGGAAAGGTTCAGATAGATGTCAACTATTAACAATAGAGAGGAAGCAAAGGCTGTTGTAAGACTTATTGATGAAGGTAAAATTGTAGGCGAAAATAAAACAAAAGCCTTATCTGCTTTAAGGAAATTCGAGCAATTAGATAGACCTTCATCTATGTTGCAACTCGTAGATGCTCCCGCAAAAGGTTTCAATACGGGGTATTTAGCTGATATCATCGGTGCCCCTGTTGATGCTGTAAATAGTTTGCTTTCATTTGCGGGGCTTGACACTAAAGCACCATTTGGGGGAAGTGAGTCAATTAAAGAAGCTTTGGTTGCCGGAGGTATGGGTTATCGCGATGAGGAAGAGTTACCTTTTGATCAACGAGCATTAGCAAAAGGCGGGCGGGTTGTAGGTCAAGGTCTTGGAATGGCGACACCTATATTTGGAGCGGCAAGCAGATTATCTCCTGCTCAAGCGGCAATGCAGACTGTCCCTAAAGGTTCTATCGTAAAAAACTTAACTAGCGATATGGTTAAATCTACTGCCCGTAGCCCTGGAAAGATGGCGGCACTTGAAGGTGGAACTTTAGTAGGGGCAGGTCAGGCAAGAGCAATCGCAGAGGCGGTTGCGCCTGGAAACGAATTTGTTGGAATGCCTGCCGAAATCATTGGTGGGGTTGTAAATCCCATAAATACTGCAAGAACAATAGGTGGTAAAACCAAGGGATTGCTAGAAGGTTTTACTCCATCAGGTCGCGAGGATGCGGCATCCCGTAAAATTCGCGATATTTTAGAGCAAAACCAATTCCTTACCAAAGATCCCGAAGTGGATGAGCGCAAAATGAGTGACTTGGTCGAACAATTGCGTGGAGCCGAGGGATCAGGTACTACCGCCCAGGTCACTTTAGATCCTCAAGCAAGGCAAGCCTTTACTGCAACAGAAAACAAACTTATAGCTGATCTAGGAGATGAATTAAAGACTGCGATTAATACTCAAACCAAAAAGGCGGCTGATGAATTTAATAAAAAGATTCGTAAGCTAAATAACTCGACTAACCCATTGGTGGTGAAAGAAGCGCAGGCAATGCGGATAGAGTTTACCAATAAGAAGCTTGATGGGATGGTTGAAAAAGCACAGGACAGGGCAGTAAATGCCGTAAGTCGCGTGCTTACTAAAAACAAAGATGACGCAGTAAAGGCAAGTGCCGAGGCCCGTCAGATAATTGATGACGAATTGAAGATTGCCCGAAATATGGAAACCCGTCTTTGGGATGAGGTTGATAAGGGCGTAGATTCGCCAACAAAGAAAACTATTGAAGCTTTTAACTCTATTAAGGATGAGATAAGTCCCAATGAGCAAGTAATGAAACCACTTGAAGGATTCATACAGGGATTGATCAAAAGGAAAGATGCCACCCTGGAACAGCGTCCTGGTAGAGGTTTCATCGCTACAGCACAAAGGCAGGGATTTAAGCCTGTTGTAAGAGTTGGTGCCAAAGAATTATTCCGTAAAAGAAGTGTGGCGTTAAACTTAGCTAGGCAGGCTAAAGCCACCGGGCGATTTAATGACGCAAGAATGCTTAATAAATTAGCGGATGGTATGCTTGAGGATTTAAATCAAGTAACTGATGCAACTGCAAATGTAGCTCGCGAGTTCTCACGGTCATTAAACGAGAAGTTTAATACAAAGCTTATCCGTGGATTGAGAGAGGCAGAACCTGGTGTGTTTCTCGAAAAAGCAGGACAGGCATCTGATGCACAAAGAGCATTTAACTTTCAAGCGCTCAAACGAGCAACTGAAAGAACCGTAGATACAATGGAGACGGGAAGGACTACGGAAGTCCTTAACAAGTTACAGCGCGACTTTATGGAGTCTGCGGCGGCAGAAGTAATCGATCCATTCACGAATCAAATAAAGCCTGCGGCCTTGTCTCGCTTCGTGGATAATAATCAACTTACATTGCGTGAGGTTGGTATGCTCGATGATATTACTGATGTTGATAAGAAGGTAAAACTCGCCACAACACTTCAGGATACCGCTAAAAAGGGCAGGGCATTTATTGAGAAGAAGAGTCTTGCCGCACAGATTGCAAAAGGTTCTGACGATCTATCGGAAGTGCTTACAAAAGCTTTTGACTCAAATTATCAAGCGGACGCTTTTAAAGATTTAGTAAGAACCGTAAAGCGCTCAAAAAATCCTGATGCAATTGAAGGATTAAGGCATGGCGTATTTGACGAGTTAACTAAAAGAGCAACTATAAATAAAGGTGACCTTGAGGGTTTGATTAGTGGTAATAACCTGGAGCAATTATTGAATAATAAGGTTGGCAATAAGACGCTTAGACAGAATTTGTTAGATACCGGGCTTATTACTCCTGAACAATCTGCGAACCTCACAAAGATTGCGGAAAAAGCTAAGATATTTGAAGATGCCGCAACAGATCCGCGTAAGCTTGATACCATAATTAGCACAGGAGATGGCGTGATAAACTTACTTGCAAGATGGTCAGGTTCTCAATTGGGAGCAAAGACTGTTGCGGGTCAAGGCGCACCTTTAATGATGGCAGGAGCAGGATCAAGAGCTATGCAGAGAATGCTTGAGAAAGTACCCGCATTAAAAGTCCAGGGTGTATTAACAAAAGCAATACAAGATCCTAAGTTTATGGCATACCTTTTACAAAAAAGACCAAAGCCACAAAAGCAGTTGGATACTAGGATAAACGCATATTTACTACAGGCAGGATTACTGCAAGATTGACAAAATCCAAGACAGCAAGTAGCGTCTTAGCACAAGGTATATCATAGTACCTTTTCTTTCTTAAGGACCGTCTTTTAACCGAGGCGGTTCTTTTTTTTTAAAAAGATGTTGACATCAAATTAATCTATTGTTTTTACTGCTCCATCGCTTCATGTGATTAGGAGCATGTGACATAAACTTTTCTGTCAACTTACATAAAGTTTTCTGTCAGTTGACTCTTAATCAATTGGTTCGGGGTTCGAGTCCCCGGCCCGGTACCAAGTAGCATTGGTCGTGAATGCGTAACTTAATACGCAATAACCACATATTAAAAAAATTCACGCCATGTATACTTTACAAGATTCCGAAGATGTTGCACAATCCGGCACCCCTATGATATCTCAAACCGGATTTATTCGCTTTGAAGGTGTACGGAAACAATTGCCCATTTCGGAACTCTTCGAGACTTACATAACGCAAACGCTAGTCGCAAAGCGACAGGCGAATGAGCGCACCAAGCGCAATAATGTTCTGCGCATGGATCAGATCCTGAAACATTACGGAATCGATCCTGCGGATTCAGACATATCCGCATTTGCTAGTAAAACGGGAGCGGGGATTCCGATCTGCGATGATTGGGTAGCTCGGCGCGGGAGTAACGAGATGCGTCAGGCGAGAAGTATTTTCAGTAAGGCGTGGATAAAGAGGTATAAGCAGTTAGGTATTGATACCTCATGGTTTAGTAATTGGATCGCGTTGAGTTTGGAGGGCGTGCAGGTCACGCCATTTGATGCGAACCGTAAGGAGTTGGACAAGATCCGAGAGGCGTGCGAAGCGCTGAAGGAGTCTGACCCTCACATGTATTTGATGTACGCATTAGCGTACGGATTGGGTCTTCGGAGTAGTGAAATCCAACGGGCAAGGTTTGATGATCTGCACGAAGACTTCGATGGAAACAAACTGATAAGGATACATAGTCCCAAAAGCGGTGGTGAATACCAAGATCGTCCCTGCGATCCATCGTGGTGG